AGCCGGATCCCACCGGACTGACCGGCGCGCCAGTCAATCCTGTCACGCCTGTGACGCCAGTCACGCCCGTTCCGCCTGTCACGACCGTCTCGCAGCAGGCTTCCACCGGCGATGCGACTCCCGCCGTCAAACCGCGCCGTGGCCGAGCGAAAAAAGGTGAGTAATGGCAATTCTCGTGAGCGACATCTTTCGTCGCGCTTCGATCGTCCTGAACGACGACGAGTTTAAGCGCTGGACGCAGGAAGAATTGTTCCTGTGGCTCAATGATGCCGCCGCCGAGATTGTCATTCGTCGTCCCGCCGCGCGTGCCGTTACCAAATCCATAGACCTCGTTGAAGGTGTCCTGCAAAGCCTGCCGGCCGGCGGGCTGCAACTGCTCGACGTGACTCGCAATCTGCCGGGCCGCTCGATCAGCCGCGTCATGCGCCGGCTGCTCGATGATCAGGTTCCGGACTGGTACGCCATGCCGCCGTCGCGCACCACGGCGATCAAGCACTACACGCTTGAAGATGTGACGCCGACCTCGTTCTACGTCTACCCGCCCGCCAAGGCCGGCCTGAAGGTCGAGGCCAAGTATTCGGAAGCGCCGCCGACCGTAAGCGACGTGACCGAAAGCGTGGATCTGGACCGCGCCTATGTCGGCCCCATCGTCAGCTACATGCTGTATCGGGCGCTGGCGAAGGATTCCGAATTCGCCAACGGAGCCGTGGCAGCCTCGCATTTCCAGGCGTTCAACGAAGCGCTGATGGTGCAGAACCAGGTTTCCACCCTGGAAACGGGTAAGGCGGGATCGGCATGAAGTCGTTCGAAGCTTTCCTTCCCCATGTGATGCCGAAGGTTCCGGGCTGCCCCGAGCCGACCGTCATTCACTGCCTGCGTCAGGCCGTGATCGAATTCTGCCAGCGCACGAAGCTGTGGCGCTGCGACGACGAATTCGATGTCACGCCGGCGTCGTGCGACGTGATCTGCGCGCCGGCCGGCAGCCAGATCCTAGACATTGAGCATGCGACGTTCGAGGGATTCCCGCTCGATCCGATATCGATTGCCGATCTGGACGCGGAATATCCGCGCTGGCGCACCGATACCGACACGACCATGCCGCAATATTTCACGCAGATCGACTTCGATACCGTGCGCGTCGTACCGGCCGGGACCGGCAAGCTCAAGCTTTACACGATCCTTATGCCCGCCGAGGACGGCGAGGACGTGCCCGACTGGATGCACGCGAAGTACGCGCGCGTGATCGCCGCCGGCGCGCTCAAGGATCTGCTGATTACTCCCGGCCAGCCTTTTTACAACGCGGAACTGGCGTCCGGATACGCCTCCCGCTTTTACGATGCCATGGACACCAACGCATCGAAAAGGATGCGCGGCCAGCAGCGCGCGCCCATCCGAACCCGCCCTCAGTATCTTTAAGGATCGCTCATGTCTGCTGCATCGAACTACACCGAAGACAACATCATCAACGCGGCGCTGCGCGGCGTGGCCTATCCGCTGCCGACGAATACCTACGTGTCGCTGCACACGGCGAACCCTGGCGAGGCCGGCGGCAACGAAGTTTCGCTGTCGGATTGGCCGGCCTACGCGCGCGTCGAGGCAGAGCAGGGCGGGTCGATCGGATCGGGTTGGAGTGCGCCGAGCGCTGGCAACGGTGAAACCAAGAACACCAAGCAGCTGACCTACCCGAGCAAGAATGGAGACAACGATGTGACCGTCACCCATTGGGCCGTCTACGACGCGGCCACGGGCGGCAACATGATCACCTACGCGCCGCTCGATACGTCGCGCGAAATCAAGGGCGGCGACATCTTTGTGTTCGACATCAACGCGCTGACCGTGAAAGCCTCATAAATGAACTTTTATGCGATCAACGTCACTCCCATCAACGGATGGGAAACCCACCTTGGAAGTGGGGCTGCTGCCGTAGAGATTGCTGCGGCAGGTGACGGGCATTCGCTTATTTTCGGCCAGGGCACGGCCGCGATCGCGCTTTCGAGTCAGGGCGCTGGGCTGATCGCCAAGAGCGGCGCTGGGGCCGCTGCCGTCTCGGTGGCGACGCAGGGCGACGGGTATCTGCGCATCTTCCAGGGCGGCGAAGCTTCGATCGTTCTGACCGCCGAGGGCGATGGCGAAGTGATCCCGCCGGCGCGCGGCACGGCCAACATTGTGCTGAACGCGGCTGCGCACGGCGACATTGCAATTACCGGCGCGGGCGCGGCGCAGATCCCGATCGCGGCCGATGGTGTCGGATACCTGCTGTCCAAGGGGACGGGACAGGCCGACATCGAAGTCGAGTCGCAGGCGAACGGGCAGATTGCCGTGAGCGGCGAGGGCCGGGCCGGCGTCGATATTGACGCTGACGGCCTTGGCTATCTCGTCATGCGCCAGTCCGGCGATGCGCAGATCGACGTGAGTGCGGCCGGCCACGGCTACCTTGTCATCCGCAATGTCGGTCTGGCGAACGTTAATGTTTCCGCCGAAGGCGATGGCGTCCTGGCGGCGCTCGGGCAGGGACAAGCCGACATCACCACGCTTGCGCTCGGAGCCGGGCATCTGGTCATGCGCCAGTACGGCGGCGCGCAGATCGACGTGGGCGCGCAAGGCCGCGGCTACCTATTCGCCCAAGGCCGAGGCTTGGCCGACATCGAACTTGACGCCGGCGGCGGCGGGCAAATCGCGGTATCCGGCGCGGGATCGTCGCTGATCCGCATCGATGCGCTGGGCGCGGGCTACATCGTCATCCGCCAGAGCGGCCAAGCTTCGATCGAAGTCATGGCCGATGGCGCGGGCTATCTGGTCATGCTCAACGGCGGCGCGGCCGAACTGGTGTTCACGGCCGAGGGTGACGGGCTGCTGGCGACCTTGGGCGCGGGCGATGCGCTGATCGATCTGCAAGCCGATGGCCGTGGCTATCTGTACCTGCACCCTGCCGGCGCGGGCCTGATCGACATCGAGGCGGACGGGCATGGCGTGCTGGGGCAACTCGGGCGCGGCGACGCGCTGATCGAACTGCTCGCGCGCGCCGGCATCCCGGACCCGATCGTTCGTCCCGATGATTTCAGGCCGACGCACCGATCGCGCGAATTCCGCGTTGAGCGCCAGGACGCCTTTGTCGTCGCCGGCGAGTCGAACGACATGATCGTTCCTGCCGACGAAATTTTAATCGTGCCGGAACGGGCCAAGCGCATGCGTGTCGCGCGGCCCGAAGTCCTGCGAGTGCCGAGAGGATACGATGCTGGGAACCGTTCCTAAGAAACCCGCCGACCAGCTGGACTACGACATCGACTTCGGCCGCTGGCTGCCGGTCGACGATGTGATCCTTTCCGGCGTCGGCGTTGTCAGCCCGGACGGCGAACTGGTGGTCGATTCCGTGCGGATCGACGGCATCATGGTCAAGGTCTGGCTAAGCGGCGGCGTGGACGGCTCGACCTACACCGTGACTGTGACCGTCTCTACCGAGGGCGGGCGCATCAAGGAAGTCGATTTCAAAGTACGAATGCGAGACTGCTGACATGACGATCAAACTATCAAACAATGCGGTTGGCCGCCTTTCATCACCCCTGTCGGCAGTGGCGACTTCACTGTCACTGTCGGCAAATGAGGGCGCGCGCTTCCCGTCGCTTGGAGTGGACGAATTTTTCTACGTCACTGCCGTGACGAGCGCCGGCGTTCTGGAAATCATGAAATGTACGGCGCGAGTCGGGGACGTTCTGACCGTTGTGCGAGGCCAGGAAGACACGGCCCCACAAGCGTTCTCGATCGGCGATCGTGTTGAACTTCGGCTGACGGTTGGCGCGCTCGATGATTTTGTGCAGCCGATACGCGACACGGCTTCCAGCGCGCTATCGAAGGCGAACACCGCGCTGACTGCGACGGGGACGGATATCGACCCGGTTGGCTCTCTCGAAGCCGAAAACGTTCAGGAAGCCTTGGAGGAAATCGACGAGAAGACCGAAACCGCGCTGACCGCTGAAGGCACGAGCGTCGATCCGATCGGAGAACTTGAGGCCGAGAACGTTCAAGAAGCGCTTGAAGAACTGGACGAAGCGGTAGGAGGAAAGCAGCCGGCCGGGAGTTATCTCGTCAAGGGAACCGGCAATAGCGGATCTGACGGTACAGTTCTCACATCGTCGAATCTTCCCGCTTTCTCGGAAGCCGGATCCGGGGGCGCGGCCGCCCTACAAATCCATAACAACGGCAACACGTCCGCCTCGGCTGGAATAGTCTTTCATAGGGGCGGGCAGTATGGCTGCATCTTCGGTCTGGATAACGACAACCAGCTACGTGTTGGGGGATTCTCGTTTGGCAGCGTCTCGTACAAAATCTGGCACGAAGGAAACCTGAACCCGGCAAATTACGCGCCGGCATCCGGCAGCGGAAATTACGTCCAGAGCAACAATCGCGGCGTGATTATGAATTGGGATTATGCTGGCTACAGGCTCGATATTGGCGTGGACAGTGTTTACCTCGGGCAGGTGTGGGGTTCGTGGAATTTAAATCCCGCCACCAGCGGATCCACAGTGCAATGGAACACTGGTGTAGTGGAATTCGGCAGTTTGGTGGTTGGAGCGCCAACGTGGGGCGCGGACTGTCCTTCACCTTATGTCGTGGTTGGGATACGCGGCGCGGGTAATGCGTTTGTTTTGCGTGGCGTCGCTTTGAGGAACCAATAATGATCAGCAACGCTCAACTTATATTTGCCATCGAGAAAGACTATCCGGGCCTCGTCCACGGCGTTGATTATTGGGTCGGCCAGCCGGTTGACGGCGACACGTACCTCGAAGAATCGAAAATCTATGCGTGGTATCCCGAGGACATCGAGCAGCCGGATCATGCAACGCTGATCGCACGCGCCACGGCATTGCTTCCCGAATACGAGGAATCGATCAAGCCGCCACCTAAGACGCGATTTCCCGTGCGTGAATTCCGGCAACGCTTCACGATCGACGAGCAGGTCGCCATTCGTGCGGCGTCGATGACGGATATGGAAGTCGGCCTTGTTTACGACGACTTTCAGTCCGCGCAGTACATCGACGTGACAGATCCGGATGTCGCGGCCGGCATCGACCTGTACGTCAGCAAGAGCTTGTTGCAGGCGAGCCGCAAGGCCGAACTGCTTGAGCCAGAACCTGTGGAGCCGTAGCTGCTTTTTGCAGTATCATTCATGACATGAGCAACCGCCTCTTTCGATCACACACTGCCTGACATTGCAGACCCGCGCCGGCGCTGCGCGGATACGTGTGCTTTTCGAAAGAGGCAGGTATGACTGTCAAGATCACCAATAATGCGACCGGCCGCTTGGCTGCCGGTATCAGCAATTCCGATACGCAAATCTCGCTGCAATCG